AAAAACATAAGTCGTATGGATGAAGTAAAACAAATGCGTAAATTAGTTGCAGACAACACCAGCATCTTTCCACCAATAATAAAACAAAATGAATTTCAGAAAATATTAGATGGACTGTGGGCGACTAAAAAAGATATGCCACCACCTATTGGAACTAATCCTATAGAAATATTAAAAGAAGCATTAATAGAATACGTAAATGGACCAGAGGCAACTACAAATACTGCATTTGAAAGTGGATCAGTATTGATAGAAGAAGATTATTATTATTTTATATTTCAAAAATTTTATGAAGAACTTAAACGAGGAGACTGGACACAGAAAAGAGATAGGACAGCTCATCTGATTCGCCAACATTTTAAGGGAGACTTTGATTGTAAAAAAAGATTTCCTAAAGGCGATAATAAAGAATCTTTTCCACAACTAAGGGTGCTTAAATTACCCATAGAAGGATTAGAAAGAGAAGAGACACCAGACGAAAAAGTAGAAATAGAAGATAAGAAGGAGATAGTATGACGAAAAAAATACCAAGCGTATGTGTATCATTACCTGCGTACGATCAAATGCATGTTGCAACATGTTTATCATTAATAAAACTTTTTGATAAATTTACTGTGGCTAAAATAAAAGCTACAATTAATACCTTTAAATGTCCATATATTGGTTATGGTCGAAATGTATTAACGGCTTTGTTTTTAAATTCAGATTATGATTATCAATTATTTGTAGATGCAGATGTAGAGTTTGAACCTGATGTAATAGGAAGAATGATATTGTCTGAAAAAGATTTTATTTGTTGTCCCTACAGAAAAAAGACGCAAGACAATTCTGTAAAATACTCAGTTAATTTTGAAGACTATCAAAATATAAATATTGATAGTAAAGGAATTACAGAAATAAAAAGAGGTCCAGCAGGTTTAACTTTAATACATAGAAGGGTGTATGAACAATTGATGGCTAAACACCCTGAGTTACACATTAAAAACTACAGCGCTATATCTGAGTCAGCAGCAAAATATCTGTATAATTTTTGGGACACAGAATTTAAAGACAATACTTGGTTAGGTGAAGATGTAAAATTTTGTGATTTAACAAGGGCAGCAGGTTTTAAATTTCATGCGTTGGTTGATGGAGAAACAACACATCACGGAACATTTGGTTACAAAGGAAAATTAGTAGATACATTTCAAAAATCAAATGGCAAAAGTAACTAAAATATTTGGTCCACCTGGCACAGGTAAGACTTACCGATTACTTCAAAGGGTGAGAGCATATGTTCGAACTGGTACTCCATATCACCAGATAGGATATTTTGCTTTCACCAAAAAAGCCTCTGGAGTAGCACGGGATAGGGTGGGAGTTTCGGAAAAAACAGTTCCGTACTTCCAAACTATCCACGCGTTTTGTTTTCATCTCTTGGGCATGAACGAAGAGCAGATTATGCAACCTTACAATTATGAAGAGATAGGAAAAAAATTAGGTATACGTGTAAACTTCTCTGATAAATACAACGAAGAACAGACACACTATCTTACTTGTAACAATCCATACTTTCAAATGATAGGTAAAGCTATCAACCTGGACATAGATATAAAAGAATTATTTAATAAAAACGAACATGACAGAAAGGTTATTACCTGGGGTCCGTTAAAAAATATTTCTAGATATTTAAAAGATTATAAAAAAATAAATGAACTTATGGACTTTAACGATTTAATTAAAACGTTAATTGAAAAGCATGACAAGATACCAAAACTAAAAGCTATCTTTATAGATGAAGCGCAAGACCTATCTCCATTACAATGGAAACTGGTTGATATATTAAAGACTAAAACTGAACATTTGTATTTAGCTGGCGATGATGACCAAGCTATCTACGCGTGGGCTGGAGCTGATGTAGATAGATTTATAACTGAACCTGCGAGAGAGATAGTATTAAAACATTCAAGACGTATATCAAAAGCCGTACAACAACAATCTGAAATACCCATTAGTCGTATAGCAGGCATCAGGAAACATAAAAAATATTTACCAAGACCCGTGGAGGGATCTGCACAACATATAAATAATTTAGGTCAAGTTAATTTAAAAGAAGGCAACTGGTTAATTTTGTCTAGGACCAAAAGTAATTTACTTACAATCATGGAAGAACTTAGGCGTAAGAATTTATATTATCAAAGTAACAAAGGTAAAAGTTTTATAGTTGGAATTTATAATGCTGCGGTTGCATACACCAAATGGAAAACAGAGGAAGCATTAGAACCATCAGAAATAAATGATATAAAAGATTACATACCTGACTCTAAATTTTGGGATAAAAATAAAGAATGGTATGATGTATTTACTGCAGCTCCACACAAAGAAGTTTTATACATTAGAAATATGTTAGCAGATGGAGAAAAATTAAGTGGCAAAGCAAGAATATTTGTTTCAACAATTCACGCAGCAAAAGGTGGTGAAGAAGATAATGTAATTTTATCTCTGCATCAAAGCAGTAAAGTTCAGAAAGGAATCAAACAAAGTGTTGACAAACAGGATGAGGAGCATAGAGTGTGGTATGTGGGCATTTCGAGAGCAAGAAATAATCTATATAAACTAAAAGCTAAAAAAGTAATAAAGGAATATAAACTATGACCAACAAAGATATGTTCAAAGGAACAACGTATGATGCTTTAGAAAAGCAGGTAGGCGGGAAACATTATCGAGGAATGAAGATTCAACCTGCAGAATTTATTAATGAAAACAAATTATTGTTTGCAGAAGGCAACGCTATAAAATATATTTGTAGGCACCAATCTAAAGGCAAAGCACAAGACATAGAAAAAGCAATTCACTATTTAGAAATGATACTAGAAAGAGATTATTCATAAAATGGAAGATGGAAATAATATATTAACTATTCATGCGGAATGGTTAAAAGACAATGGATTTACAAAAGAATCTAAAGAATGTTTTAAGCAAGCAAAAAAATATGCTCAAAAGACTGATGAACGTCAAATAAATGGAAGGAAAAACTATGAAGCTACCAAGCTACATGCAAGCTCAAACAGAATGGGTCATGCATACAGAATACCCAGATCTGCGTGATCACGATGAGATTGCGATTGACTTGGAAACAAAAGATACTGATTTAAAATCACTCGGTTCAGGTTCAGTCGTAGGAAGAGGAGAAGTTGTAGGAATTGCAGTAGCTGTCCAAAATGGGTCTTGGTATTTTCCTATCGCTCATGCCACTGGTCCTAATTCTGATAGAGATAAAACTTTAGAATGGTTTAAAGATATTTTAAGTTGCTCCGCTACAAAAATTTTTCATAACGCAATGTATGACGTATGTTGGATACGTAAATTAGGTTTAAATATCAATGGTTTAGTAGTAGATACTATGGTTGCGTGTTCACTCCTAGACGAAAATAGATTTTCATACACACTCAATACTTTGTCCTGGCATTTTTTAA